TTACGCTCAACAAGAAGAAGAAGGAATGGCACTCACGCTTCTTAGATGAACTATTCCAGTTCCCAGACCCCTTAACCCATGATGACTTAATAGACTCCCTAGCCTATATAGACCAACTCGCTAAAGTAACCTACGCTGGTAACTTTGAAGAATATGATGACTTTATCACCATCGACTCAATTAGTGGATATTAACAAATGAAAATGTACTTAGACGACAACAACGAATCAACCGAACCTATGATCATTGAGCAATCACTTGAGTCATGGGTAATGACTAAGGTCAATGATTGGGGAGACTACTACGAGAATAACTACGCTAAGAAGCATGAGGAATACTACCGCTTATGGCGTGGCATCTGGAGTGCTTCGGACAAAACTCGTGCAGCTGAACGCTCACAGATCATTGCGCCAGCACTTCAGCAAGCCGTTGAGAGCAACGTAGCTGAAATAGAAGAGGCTACCTTTGGCAGAGGCAAGTACTTTGACATTAAAGATAACATGGGTGACGAAGAGACTGAGGACATTCAGTTCTTACGTAACAAGCTCCATGAGGACTTCAACACAGCTAAGATACGTAGAGATGTAAGCGAATGTTTAATCAACTCAGCTGTCTTTGGCAACGGTATTGGTGAAGTTGTCCTAGAAGAGATTAATGAGATGCGTCCTGCGACTGAGAAGGTCATGGATGGCGCTCTAGAAGCTGTTGGTGTCAACATTACTAAGCGTACCATTGTACGTCTACGTCCTATCCTACCACAGAACTTCCGTATTGACCCTACAGCTACTAACATTGAAGAAGCATTAGGCTGTGCTGTAGATGAATTTGTTGGTACTCACTTAGTAGAACAGTTGCAAGAGCAAGGTATCTATCGTGATACGTACATTGGTGCTGCTTCGGAAGACTTCCAGCTTGAGGCTGATAAAGACTTAACGGTACATCAGGATGATAAGACTCGCCTGACTAAGTACTATGGTCTAGTACCTCGTCATTTACTTGAGCAAGAGCTAGACTATGATCTAGACGAAGAAGATAAAGAAAGCTATTACATTGAAGCTTGTGTCATCATAGCTAACGAAGGTCACATCTTAAAGGCTGAACCTAGCCCATACATGATGAAAGACCGTCCTATCGTAGCATTCCCTTGGGATGTAGTCCCATCACGCTTCTATGGTCGTGGTGTATGTGAGAAAGGCTACAACAGTCAGAAAGCTTTAGATGCAGAGCTAAGGGCACGTATTGATGCCTTAGCACTTACAGTACACCCAATGCTTGCTATGGACGCTACACGCATCCCACGCGGCACAAAGCCAGAGATTCGTGCTGGTAAGTTATTATTGACTAATGGTGATCCACGAGAGATTATCAACCCATTCAACTTTGGTAATGTTAGTCAGATTACGTTTGCTCAGGCTTCAGCACTACAATCTATGGTACAGCAAAGTACAGGTGCCGTAGATTCTTCTGGTGTTGGTGGTCAAATCAATGGAGAAGCTACTGCTGCAGGCATTTCGATGTCTCTGGGTGCCATCATCAAGCGACATAAGCGCACCCTGATTAACTTCCAAGAGTCATTCTTGATACCTTTCGTATCTAAGGCTGCTTGGCGTTATATGCAGTACGAGCCTGAGCTCTATCCTGTGTCAGACTACAAGTTCAACGCTACGTCTACGCTGGGCATTGTAGCTAGAGAGTACGAAGTAAGCCAATTGGTGCAGTTGTTGCAGACAATGGGCAAAGATACTCCTTACTACCCTATTATGCTCAAGTCTATCGTAGACAACATGAACGTTTCCAATAGAGAAGAGTTAATTGGTCTCATAGATAAGGCTGCTCAACCTTCACCAGAGGCTCAGAAAGCACAAGAAGAGACTAGACAAGCAGAATTGGCTTTCCAAGCGTCACAAACCTCTGCTTTAGAAGCACAAGCGCATGAATCAGAGATGCGAGCACAGAAACTTATGGTGGAAGCTAAGGCTATACCAGCAGAAATGGAAATTGATCGTATCAAGGCCATCACTACTAACCTCCAATCAGGTGAGAATGATGATCGTGAGTTTGAGCGTAGGATGAAGGTAGCAGATCGTATGCTTAAGGACAAAGAGATCAACTTAAAACAACTAAACCTTCATGGAGCACAACCCAATGGTATCCCAGCGCGACCTCAACCTAGTAGTGGAGCAGATCAACAGCAGTTACAGCAGGCTTTTGAGCAGGCTGGCCGAGCTAGAGGCGCAGGTGGCAGCATTAGAGTCTCCTAGCACAGTTTCTAGTAAAAGTAAAGAAAAATCTTGACTTTCCAACTAATATATGGTATAATAGGTAGTATAAATGACAGATAATGAATTAGAGGTTTACTTTAGAGAAATGAACGAACTCTTTCGCACAGAAGGATGGAAGTCGTTGATCAAAGACCTAACCCTCAATATCCCTATCATTAACTCAGTAGAGCACACCAAAGATGATAAAGACCTTTACTTCCGTAAGGGCCAGCTTAACATCATGGGCACTATCCTGAACCTAGAAGAAACAACGCGTATAGGCCAAGAGGAGTCTCAGAGAACTGAAGATCCTATAGAGGCTCACTACTCGCATGTTTAAATACTTCGATTACAAGTGTGCCTTAGGGCACGTTAATGAGCATATGGTTAAAGGATCACCCGACACACAACTGTGTAAAACGTGTGATACCCTAGCGACCAGACAACTTTCCTCTCCACGCTCTTTATTAGATCCATTCTCTGGCGACTTCGCTGGTGCCACTATCAAGTGGGCTAAGGATCATGAACGTGGTAGAGCAAAAGCAGAGAAAGCTAACCCTGATTACTAGGAGCTTTCATTTTTACTTTCTCCATAATACTAAGGTACGGAGTTTAATATGGCAGCAGTTATCCTCGAACAAGAGGACTTGAATAGCGAGCGTTTTGATAGCTTAGATGATCTTACTAAAGGTACAGTAGAACCACAGGAAGCCCCACAGGCTAACCCTGCGCCAACACAAGAGCCTGAAGCGATCCCAGACAAGTACAGCGGTAAATCACTTGAAGATGTAGTTAGGATGCACCAAGAGGCTGAGAAGCTCCTAGGTCGCCAAAGCTCTGAAGTAGGTGACTTACGTAATGTAGTCGATAGTTACATCAACACACAACTCCACGATCAGAAGCCTACAAAGGCACCTGACGACACAGATGAAGATATAGATTTCTATTCTGATCCTGAAAAAGCAATGAGTCGTGCAATAGACAATCACCCCTCAGTTAGAGCAGCAGAAGAATCATCAAGGGCTTACCAAAAGCAAACTTCGATGGCTATTCTAAAAGAAGAACATCCAGACATTCCACAGATCGTTGCAGATCCTAAGTTTGCTGAATGGATTCAAGCCTCTAAGATTAGGACACGAATGTTTGTAGCGGCTGATCAGCACTTTGATACCGAGGCAGCCAATGAGCTCTTCTCCTTATGGAAAGACCGTAGTGGTGCAATCAATCAAACAATTCAGGCAGAGAAAGAAGGAAGACAGAAAGCTGTCCGTGACGGGTCAAATGGTTACACTCGTGGTAACCCAGACTCCAGTACTTCCAAAAAGATCTATAGACGAGCTGATATTATTAAACTTATGAAAACAGATCCAGAGCGCTACTTAGCTCTTTCAGACGATATCCAACAGGCATATGCTGAGAAACGGGTCAAATAACCTTACTATAGAGAGAAATTAAAAATGGCTACTTCAGTATATCCCGCAACAGGCGGAATGGTAGATAACACTTCAGCAGCAACTTTCATCCCCGAAATTTGGTCTGACGAAGTAATTGCAGCATACGAGAAGTCTCTTGTACTTGCTCCACTAACTAAGAAAATTGCAATGCAAGGTAAGAAGGGTGATACAATTCATATCCCTAAGCCTACCCGTGGCGTTGCTTCTGCTAAGGCAGAGAACACAGCTGTAACTATCCAGAATGCTACTGAGTCAGAAGTATTAGTTACAATCAACAAGCACTTTGAATACTCACGTATGATCGAAGATATTACTAACGTACAAGCACTTGCTTCACTACGTCAGTTCTATACTGGTGATGCTGGTTAT